GATACAAGTGCTAATGAACTAAAGGTATATAACGGATCAGCATGGCAAGGTGGTGTAACAGCTACTGGTAACTTAGCGGGATTAGGAGCTAATACGTTTACTGGTAATCAGAGTCTTGGAGATAATAAGAAGGTAATCTTTGGAACTGGTGGTGATCTAGAGATCTACCATGATGGCACTCATACTAAACTTGTCCATACAAATACAAATGGATATTTAGGTTTAAATGCTGATAATTTCCGTGTAATGGATGATGATAATAGTGAATATCAAATTAGATCATTCGTTAATGGAACCGTAGAACTCTATTACGACAACAGTAAGAAGTTTGACACTAATGCTGGAGGTGCACAGTGCCATGGAAACTTAATTTTCCAAGATAACTATTCACTTTATATAGGTAGTTCGTATGATCTCAAGATCTACCATGATGGAACGAATTCTTATATAAAAAATACAACAGGCGACCTTATTCTAAATGGTTCTAGAGTTCTTATAAAGAACGGCATAAATAATGAAGTTGGATTTTCGTTCACTGAAAATGGAAGTGTAGAACTTCATTACGACGACAGTAAGAAACTAAACACTGAATCTGATGGAATTACTGTTACTGGAAATATAGGTATTGGAGGTGATGCACCTAATTATCAAGTCCATGCAACAACAAGTATGGGAGTTGGAGCACATGGATTTGCTCAGCATTTAAGTCTTGATAATGATGGTATTCAGTCATTAGTTTTAGGAACTGGTTATACAACACTAAACCTTAACCAGTTAGGTGGTAATGTTGATATAGCTAATGATACGTCTAAATTAAGACTCGGAACTGGTCAAGATCTGCAGCTTTACCATGATGGTAGCCATTCCCATATTCAACATGAAAATACTGGAAACCTATATGTTCTTTGTAAGTCTGGTCAGATAAACTTTGAAACTGCGTCTGAGATAATGGCTCAGATGATACCTAATGGTGCTGTTAACCTCTATTACAACAACGTTAAGAAATTTGAGACAACTAGTGCTGGCGTTAATGTCATTGGTCATTTAGATTTAAACTCTGATACAGGTAGATTAAAACTCGGAGCAGGGGATGATTTAAGTCTGTACCATGACGGTACCAACTCATACATTGTTAATAATGGTGGCAGTCTCCGAATACAGTCAAAAGTAGGTGAATATGCAATAGAAGCAACACCTGACGGAGCCGTAGATCTCTACCATAATAATGTTAGAACTTTCTTTACAGACGCATACGGAGCAGTTGTAGTAGCACCAGAAGGAGGTGCAGCAGAACTACAAATGTGGGGTGACGAAGGTGATGATAATAATGATAAATATATGCTTGATGTCTACAATGGAAAGTTTAGAATAAAAAATTATACTTCTGGTTCTTGGGAGACTAGTTTTGAGTGTAATGGTAATAGTAACGTAGAACTCTATTACGACAACAGTGTGAAGTTAGAGACTGTTCCTGGAGGTATTTATGTATATGGAGATGTTGGTGTAGGTATTGGTGGTACGGGAAACCTTTTCTCTGGCGATAACAGCAAATTAATGTGTGGAACTGGGAATGATCTCCAGATCTACCATGATGGAACCAATTCGTATATAAAAAACTTCACTAATGATTTCTATATTCAAAATTCAACTTCAGATTGGATTTATATACAACCTAAAGCAGGTGAACATTCTTTCATAGCTAAAGCTAACGGCTCAGTTGATCTCTATTTCGACAACAGTAAGAAGTTTGAGACTACCTCCGGTGGTGTCAACGTTACTGGTGCTTTAACTGTTAACGGTGCTGCTTTAAGTAGTGCTCCAACAATAACGGCTACAGTTGATGGATCTCTCAGTGCGAATGATGCAGTAGTAGTTAAATCTACTGGAAATATTGAGAAAGCAGCTGAAACAATTACTATAAACGATCCAGCTTCATACGTTGCCAACAGGCAGAATGGTCCAAATAACCAAACACAAAGTTTTCTTATAGTTGCATCCTCACAGAAAAAATCCGTATTAATGCTGTATCAAGATGGTCAAAATAATGATGTAGCTAAATACGATATCGTCAGGTATAACGGTACTAACTTTGGATCTGGCAACTGGGGAGTTAATAAAACTTTTTTCGGTTCCTTTATAACCTTACATGATTCTTGTTATTCTCCATTAACTAATCAGATATTTATTGTCTCAGCACCGGGGAATAATACCGATAGATTTGCAATAGGATCTGGTCGTTTTAATGATTGGACGGGAAATGGTGGAAATGATGAAGGCGACGATATAGATTGGGACTCTACAGCCCAAAATATTGGTTCTAATAACGATGAAGGTAGTAATTTTGCTAGATGTTGTTGTGATCAGGAATACGGTCATTTTTATACTGTTTTCCGAGATAATAATGATAACTATCTAAATTGTTATTATGCAGCATCAACTACTTCAGGTGGTGTAAGTGTAGAATCAACAAGAAGTACACCTAATAGTACTACTTCAGTAGGTGATTATGTAGCTGTTGGTGCTGGAAATAATTTGGTATTAGTAGCTTATCAAAATACCTCTGGTAATTCATACATAAGAGCAGGTAAATATGACGCAAGTGCTACAGGAAAAGTTACATGGGGAAGTCAAGTAGAATTAAGTGGTCAAAGTAGTGATACAAGTGGAAAGTATTACGATATTTCTTACAACGAAAAGGAAAGTGCATTTGTAATAGTTTGGACTGACAATGATGTTCCTAAAGTAAAAGCAGCTACAGTTAATAGCAGTACTCTTGCAATAACACAGGGTTCACCTGTAACGTTAGATGGTGGTAATAGTAAATACACAAGTGTTGGCTATGACGTAACTACAAAATCAAACCCTTGTGCATGGAGAAGGGATAGTGACGGCGATGGTCATGTAAGAATAGCCACAGTAAGTGGAACTACTGTTACTTTAAATAGTAATTTCTGGGAATGGAACGATACTAATATTAATCATGCTGGCGCTAGTAAAAAGTTCCAAATTCAAGATATGAAATCTTATGGTGATTCCATGCTTGGATCTAGATACAACAACAAGCAATATGGTGATTTACGTGCATTTACGCCCGGTAGTTCAGCTACTACTTTAACTACTGAAAACTTTATAGGATTCTCTAGTGCAGCTTACTCAAACGGTAATACTGGTACGGTAAACGTTATAGGCAATACAACTACAAAATCTGGACTGACACCGGGTCAAACCTATTATGTCCAAAGAGACGGTAACATTAAAACAAGTGCCGACACAACAGTAGGTACTGTTAAAGCAGGTACCTCTCTTTCATCAACTAAATTATTAATCAATTAAAAAAAAACAATCATGGCAACAAAAACTTGGCAAGTAAACACCCTTCAGCGTGAACTAGCAGATGGGTATGTAAACAAAGTTATCTACCGTGTTAACGGTGAAGATGGTACTTATAAATTCAGAGCTACTGGGGAAGTTGATCTTCCCAAGCCTGATACCTTAGTTCCTTATGCTGATCTTACCGAAGAGACAGTATTAACTTGGGTAAAAGCAAAACTAAATGCAGATAAAGCTGGCACTGTAGCTGCCATCGAAACTGCTGTAGAGAACGGCGTTAATGAGCAAAAGACTCCAACAACAGGTGTAGGTAAGCCCTGGAGCTAGGTGAAAGCACCTAAACTACCTAGTGCTTTAGATATGCCTAGCATACCTCTAAAGCAACCAACAGCAGAGATGCCAGTGTTTCCTCCTGTGGTAATCCCTCCCGGTAATATTAAAGCTCCAGCTGGAGTTGTACTAGAGGAAGTACCAGAGGAAACAGAAGATGCTGAAACTGCTACAACTGAACAACCTACTCTTCGAGTACCAGTTGTAAAAATAGATCTACCCTTACCTTCAGCTGAAGTAGTCGCAACGGCTACTTATGCAGCTGTTGCAGCTGTAGCTACTACCACCCTTGCTACTCCTTTATTTGACAAGATAAAGAAACAAATACAGAAATTCTTACAAAAGAAAGTCGATAAATGGAAGGAAAACCGCCAGAAAAAAAAGGAGTCCTTGGAAAGCTGAAAGATGCTGCTGAGGATCAAGAAGCCCAAATCCAGATACTTGGTACATTTGTTAGATTGGGCGTTGTAGTTTGGAGTGGTTTTATCATCACAATGAACTACGTCGAAATACCTATGGTTAAGAAATCTGGTAACTCAGATATCACGTTCGTTGCCAGTGTATTTACTGGAGCACTCGCAACATTCGGTTTGACTACAGGTAATAATAACAAAAATAAAGGTCCAGTAAATTGTCCTATGGTTAAGAAAAAGGAAGAATGAAGAAATGGCTTTTACTCTTCCTACTGGCATCACCCACGGTAGCAAGAGCAGAACTAGTACAACCCAACTTCACCCAAGGGTCGATGAACAGTACAACAACGACAACTCAAGAAATAACAGAAGAAATCACCACTACAACCTATGGAGCAGCGTTAAACAAATGGTCTGGGGACAACATAACCCATTCATCAGCAAGCTCTGGAGGTATAGTAGACAGCGATTCGATCTTCAATATGACAACAGCTGGTTCCGACTTCTCACTAGAGGTAGTAACACGAGCAGCCAGTCAGGTAATCGAATTAACCGAGATAGAAAGAACTATCGAAACGGACTCTACTACTGTCTCCTTGTCAGTCTTCTCTCAGTAGCACCTGTTAAAGCAGAAGGTGAGACTAAGAATGTGTCTAATCCAGTCGCTGCCGCAACTGGAAATGTAACAAACCAAGCAGTCCAATTCCAGAATAATGGTGCTCCTTCAAGACAGCACTACGGTTCTGGAGTAAGCTGTAATGGTGCTACAATGACGTTCAGTCCCTTTTATATGGGTAATCATACAACCCCTTATGACGAAGAGATGCTCCAGAGAAGCTACACAGTAGCTGAGAACTGGGGAGGACAGATCAACTTCATGTTCCCTTTAGATGTATCAGGTTTACGTCAATGTAGACGCAATGCCAAACGTATTGAAGAGAAGATGCGACTTGACTACGAATTAACCCGTATGTTGAGATGTGCTGAACTTCAACGAAAAGGGTTCATGTTAGCTGAAGGTACACGTGTCTATAGCATGTGTAATGATGTAGTACCCATCGTTAAATACGAGAAGGATAAGAAGGCTGCAGTTAAAGAATATTTAGAAACAACCTGTACTCCTAAAGAAAAGAGATTCCCTTGGAATGAACAGGAGTATGAATGCCCAAAACAACCTATTAAAAAATGAGTTCATTTACAGATAAGAACAAGAATGCTGAAGCATCCTTAGATGGTCCTAATGACCTAAAACCTGAAGTTAAAACTTCTTATATTACACAAAAAGAAGCTGCCGAAGCAGCTGCAAAAGAATCCGAATCCAAATCTGAAGAATAATGATCCTAATTATCAAGCCCATCCTTTTCGCCTTCTTGAAATCAGACTCAGTTAAGAAGCTAGTAATAGATTTATTAGAAGCTTATGTAGCTAGAACTGATAACAAATTAGATGACCAAGCATTAGAAATTGTCAAAAAGAAACTACTAACATAATGTCAACAACATATAATGAAGATGGTTCTAAAACCTATTCTATAGGTCAAAGGCAGGTAGCCAAACTAAAACCAGAGAAGAAGAATGTCAAAAGCAAAGGCAAAGGAAGAAAAGTTTAATGAACTTCATAACCTCGTCACTGATGAATTCTTAAAGAGAGTTCGTAGTGGCGAGGCTACTACCCAAGATTTAAAAGCAGCGTGTGATTGGTTAAAAACTAATGATATCACTGGTATAGCCTATGAGGGTACACCATTAGATAAGTTAGCTTCTATCATACCTAAAGTAGACCCTGAACTCGTACAACACAGACTCTATGGCAGAACTAGGAAAGACAGCTCGGCATTATAAGAAGAATGCTAAGTCAAGAGCTAAGCACGTTAAAGACAATAGTCCGGGTGGTAAATACGCTCACTCAAATGAGTATAAGAGAGCACACGGAAAAGCTAGAGCAAGCTTAAAGATTTCATCAAAGAATGTCGATGCCTCTAAACAACCTGACGGTTCGTTTAAAGCTGAGAGTCGTAAGACTAACCGAGGCAGAGGCGGTGCTAAGAGGAAGTAATGGAAACCAGAGAACAGACGGAAGCTAGAGAAAAGAAACTAATTGATGATACTAAGAGGTTAGCTCAGAGTGGTCTAAGGAAGCTAGGTATAAATATTACTAATCCTTTAGCTGGGTTAGATTCACTTCCTACTACAGAAGAATCCTTAGATCCAGACTCTCTTAAAATATATCAAGATGCCAATAAACCTATAGAACAAGCACAAGGCTTTGCTAAAGAGGGTCTTCAGACAAGTCTAGGTTTATATGGAGCAGCGTTAAGTCAATATGGTACTGTAGGCAATCAACCACGTAATATGATAAATATTACTGATCAGGTTGAAGAAATAGTTGATATGCATCCTAGTGTTTATAAAAGAGCTGGTTCTATTTATAAGCATCACGAAGGAGGAATTTCTTGGAAACAAGCGATTGCTATGGCTAAATTACCTCAAGGTACTGGTCCTAATGATCCTAAAGTATACATACCTCCTAATGAACGAATAGGTACACAAAAAGGTGATCCTCTACAAGCGATAGTTCCTGATGATCCCTACCAAAATGTTAGATCTATAAAAAGAGCTTGGAATGCTCAACTTACTCAAGGTGGTAAATCCAGACGTTTTAATTTAAAAGCTTTTTTAAATAATAACATGGAAGATTATAAAAGACTTGTAGCAGGTGATTGGTCTACTAACTGGGCTTCTGGTCTTCCTGTTGGTAAATCTAAGGATAATCTTACTAGAGATACAGCATTTAAAAAGCTTAGAAAAGAAAAAATGGATATATTTATGGATGACTATGGAGATGCCCTTGAAAGACACCAAATACCACAACGAAAAATTAATTTAGATCATCAGTTAACTCTAGTTCAATCAGTAGGTATATATCATAATACAGAAAGAGGTTCATCTTTATTCAATAGAATACAAGATATAGCTTTATATAGAGGATATACACCGGGAGATGCAGAAGCTAATTTAGATCTTGCTGATCCAGAAAGTCATAGAGTTAAAACCAACTTCTTTAATGATTTACATGGTTTAAGTAGCCATAACAATATGAAGTACTGGAATGGTCAGCATAGAGATACTGGTAAAACTAGATTCCAAATCATGGATGAAAGCCATAAAAGTCCAGAAGCAGAAGAATTACATGTAGAAGTAGTTAATGATTATTTTGATCAAGTAGATCGTGGCACAACAATCTTGAATGATGCTAAACAGATATGGAAAGCTGAAAATCTAACAGGTATAATGCCTGAAGGAGTAACTGAAGAATTAATGAAAGTTATTGTTGATCCTGAATTTAGTAAATATACACCAGAAACTCTACAACCTGTAATAGAATCTATTATTTATGAAGAAATTGCTAATACTAAAAATCTTCAAAGAGTTCTAGAAATAGAAGGAGAACTTGAAAAATTAGATATGCTAACCAGTGCTGAGACTATTTTACCTGAAGATAGTGCTCATGTTAAAGAACTTAAAAAAGAACTTAAAAAACTTAAAACACCGTTTAAATCTAAATGGTTTAAAAAAGATTTTGAAAAAAGTTTGAAAGATCAACAACAAGGTTTAGATATATTTGGTTATGATAAATTACTAAAGGATATCTATAAAATAGATGAATAACGTATTACTAGCTTTAAAAGACGACTTTAAGCTGTTCCTACAAGCTCTATGGGAGCAGCTAGACCTTCCATCACCTACAAGAGCACAGTACTCCATCGCTGACTACTTACAACATGGACCAAAGAGATTACAGATCCAAGCCTTTCGAGGTGTTGGTAAATCTTGGATTACTGGTGCTTTTGTGTTATGGACACTCTTTAATGACCCAGAACGAAAAATAATGATCATATCTGCTTCTAAAGAGCGAGCAGATAACATGTCAATCTTCTTACAAAAACTAATTATTGAAACCCCATGGCTCAGTCATCTACAACCGAAATCGGACGATTCTCGTTGGAGTCGCATCAGCTTCGACGTAAACTGTTCTCCTCACCAAGCTCCAAGCGTAAAGTCGGTGGGCATCACTGGTCAGTTAACAGGAAGCAGAGCCGATCTCATGATCTTGGACGACATAGAGGTACCTGGAAACAGCATGACGGAGCTTATGCGTGAGAAACTTCTACAACTCTGTACTGAAGCGGAATCCATCCTCACGCCGAAAACTGATAGCCGTATTATGTATCTCGGGACTCCTCAGACTACTTTTACTGTTTATCGTAAGTTGGCAGAGCGTAACTACCGTCCGTTCGTTTGGCCCAGCCGCTACCCCAGAAAAGACAAACTCTCTCAATATGAAGGATTACTAGCTCCTCAGATCCAAGAAGATCTCGAAGCTGGTGTAGATGAATGGTCAGTAACAGACCCTGACAGATTCGCAGATGACGACCTAATAGAACGTGAAGCAGCTATGGGTCGTTCTAACTACATGCTTCAATTCCAACTAGACACCTCACTATCAGATGCAGAGAAGTTCCCCCTCAAGATGGCAGACCTTGTCGTTACAAGTGTTAATCCTAGTACTGCCCCCGATACTGTTGTTTGGTGTTCTGATCCCTCGAATGTTATTAAAGACTTACCCACAGTGGGTCTCCCCGGAGACTACTTCTACTCTCCAATGCAACTCAACGGAGAATGGACTAATTACACAGAGACTATATGTTCCGTAGACCCCTCTGGAAGGGGTACAGATGAGACTGCAGCGGCCTTCATTAGCCAAAAGAATGGAATCCTATACCTCCATGAAATGAGAGCCTATAGAGACGGTTACAGCGACGATACACTACTTAACATCCTAAGAGGGTGTAGAAAGTACAAGGTAACTAAGCTTGTAATTGAGACAAACTTCGGAGATGGTATAGTCTGCGAGCTATTTAAGAAACACTTACAACAAACAGGACTAAATATAGACGTAGAAGAGGTAAGAGCTAATGTACGTAAAGAAGATAGGATCATCGATGCTCTTGAGCCTATCCTTAATCAGCACCGTCTGGTTGTCGATAGAAGCGTCATTGAGTGGGACTATAAGTCAAACAAGAATGAAGCCCCAGAACTCCGTCTTTTATACATGCTATTCTACCAAATGTCTAGGATGTGTAGAGAAAAAGGTGCAGTTAAACATGACGACAGACTAGACTGCTTAGCACAGGGGGTTAAATACTTTACAGATGCGATGTCTATTAACGCTCACGACGCCATCAGGCTGCGTAAACGTGAAGAATGGAACTCTATGCTAGAAGACTTCCTTACATCGCCTCATAGGTCCGCAGATCACCTAGTCTTAGGTATGAATAAAGAACAACGAGACCAAGCTAATGGTCTTGATGACAACAACTCAGTCCCCACTTGGGTTTAGCTGCAATGACTGACCTATACAGGGGAAGGGAAGGGTGGACCCGGCCCCTTGATGAGGAAATTTGTTATCTCACGACAACAATTTCCTCTATCTTAATATCATCATTTGATATTCCTATACCACTACACTAACTATGATACAAGAAGGAGACCGTATTATACAGATGTTACTGTATAGTACTCATGATTCAGATATGACCTATCAGAGACCTGATAAGACCACCTATGTCTGCCAAATACGTAAAAACAAGCCGGATACCTTCTTTATTCCGCAAACTCAACTGGAATTACCTCTAGATCTTCCTAAAACTGTCTCAAAACCTCCCATATCTTCAGATGCTCCACATCTTAACATATTAGAGAGGTATTACGGTAAGAACTGGAAGTTAACTGAAGTTAAAGGGTTAGGAGACCATTATTAACCCTTTAAATTTTGACATAATTTTCTGAGACCATATAGCGTCATAGCAAGGACGCTGTTCCCCCAATGGGACTCGCTGGACTCAATCATTATATCGAAGTCCAAACAGTTTTTATTATAATATACAGATATTACTGTTTTATTCTTATTAAACTGTAGC